CGGGATATAACTTCTCTCACTCCCAGCACCTTGCACCGTCATCAGCCCGCTCTGCACCATTTCTAAAATCGTAGAGTTTAATTGCATCGGGTTGATGTCGGCCAGCAGCTTACGCTTTAGCTGCATCTCTGGAATAGCCGCTTTCCTTACGGAATACTCCGCTTTCAGCCACATGTGCGTGTTGCGGATCGCTTCCATCGCTGTGTTTGCGCCGAGGAACTCCAGCGCGCGGGGAAGATGAACTTCCGCTTCCAGCAGCGTTGCCTTCGCTTTCCTATAATCCGTCTGCGTGATGCGGAGATCACTCCCCCGGCAAGCTGAGTAAACCATACAAAGCTTCGAAAGGTGCAGCCATCGGCGGGGAAGATACTCCGCAAGACGGCCATCGCCGGGGGCAGGTAAGCAACCGCCCGATACCCAGTCTTGCAGTTCTTCCGCCGCGTCATCGTCAAAGGTGAACTCTCCGGAAAGGCTGTGCATCAGCTTTAGATCTTCGAGAAGATCTTCGAGCGGAATCTTCGCACGAGGTGCGAATAGTTGTGGGGCTTTGAACTCATCACTGAAGATGATGTTCAAGCGGGAAGTGAAGCCCATTCCGAAGGCGGCTGTACCGAAGTTTTCCGCCAGCGCTTTTGGTGTGATAGCACCGAGCAGCGTTAGGTAAAGGTTTTCGATACGGTCAGCGTCTCGTGAAAGTGTGGCGTAGGTCCAGGTCTTTGGGCAGTCGAAGAAGTCCGTGAGGACGGTCATCAAAGCTTTGTCGTTCGGCTGAATGAAGGTGGAGAGTTCGGATATGAAAGCGGCGTAGGCGGACTGGGTGTAGTAGGGGTTGTCTGGAGTCGGAATCATTTTGAAACTTTTGGAAACAAGCTGGATGAATTTTTCAGGCGTAAGCCGGGCAGGAGAGAGGGCGACATGTGTAAGCTGAGAGATCAAACTCCGTGAAGGATTGATCGCTTGAGACTTTCCGATCCCAGGCCCGCCGACAAGCACAACAAAGAGGTTTGGATAGATGGTGCCACCGTTCAGCTTGACGTAAGACTTACGTTGAAGTGCAGCCGAAACAGCGGCCAGCGCGGACCACTTCCTAAAGATGGCTGGACTGTTTGTATGGGCTGTAGACTTCACATACGCTTCGATCCAAGATGGATTTTTCCTTTGGAGGCTCACGATAGTCTTTCCCTTTGTAATCCATCAGACCATGAGGGTTAACATCTGAATGCTTTCCCCAATTCCAACCAATCTGCGCATCGACTCCGATACGGCAGACTTCCCCGTTTATCTCCACCGGAACTTGAAGCTCTCGTTGGATAAGGGGGACAATCCAGCTTTCGTCTTTTTCATCGTACTGGAATAGGATGGAGTCGTGGACCTGAGTTAGGATTTCGATAGGGTAGTTTGAGTTGTGAATTTTGTCGTATTTCTTCCAGACTTTTAAGAAGCCAAGATTTAGAATATCTCCGATGGACGATTGAGGTGCATACGCGATAGCTGATTTGATGGTGTCGTTATCCCAAGGTCGGCCTGGGAAAAAGCACCGCCTTCCGAGGGGTGTGGTGATTTGACGTGTAGCTGCCAGCCGCATACGCACGTCGTTGTGCCAGCGGGGGATTTCAGCGAAGGCCCCGAAGTATTTCTTTTGGAAGAGGCTGGCTTGTGCCTTCGGGATATTCAGGTGCATAGCGATAACTGCGTCTGACCCGCCGTAATTTGTACCATGCCCTCCTCGTTTAGCCATATCTCGATATGAGAAATGACGGTAAAAGGGGCGTTTTGCAATCTCTTTATCAGAGAGAGTTGCTCCGGCGAAAATCTCGGGCCATACAAGTCGTGTAACAGTTGTATGGAGATCGCTTGATTCACAGGCTTGGAGATAAGAACGCCCGAACGGAAGGGAAAGATAAGCAACCAGCTTAGACTCTGCCTGAGCAAGATCGAGTTGGCAGAACTTTTTGCCTCGGTCCGGGACAAATATTCGACGCATCTCGTCAGTGATGTTCTGAAGGTTTGTTCCTCGTCCAAAAGGGTCTTCATTAGAACTCCAACGGCCGGTCATAGGACCAGCGACTTGATACGCGCAATGGATGCGAGAATTTTCGATGCCGGTTTCAAGAACCTGAATTTTATTTGTATAGTCTCGAATGCCGAGGATCAGATCACAGAAAGGTTTGGAGATAGGCTCACGCTGCATCTTTTCGAGCGCCTTGCGGTCGCAAGAGACTTTGTATTCTTTGGTGAGTTTGTTGAAGGATTTGATCGGGGGGAGTCCAAGGACTTCGTAGAAAAGCTGGCAAAGCTGTTGTGAGGAAGCTGGGTTAATCGCAAAGTACTTTTTATGCTTTTTGTCGAAGTACGGCTCAAGGCCGAGACCTTCGGTGCAGAGCCTGAAGAAGATTTCTTCGGCGCGGGCACGTTGAAGGGAGAGGGAGTTTAAGACCTCACCGCGGCGAGCCATGTCAACCTTGACTCCCCGCTTCATGAGGGTGAAGGCTGGTGCCTGCATCGTGCGAGTCATGTTGTAGGCGAAGGGGACTTCTTTAATGCTGTGTGAAAGAGCCTGGAAGACCTCCATTGTAATCATGCAGTCAAGGCCGTTGTATGCCCAATACTGCTGGGAATAGGAAAGCGATGGAACGTCTAGGGTTGCGGATTCGAGAATCCTCATGTGTAAAGCGTCCGCTTCTCAACAGACTTGCCGTGCATCCGCGCCCAGATCCAGGCTTGGTGCATCCCTTTGCTCATCCCATGATCGACGTAGAACGCGATGCAGTCCGCGCGCATAATCATCAGCTTATTGACTTCGATACCTTCCGCTCGTTGTTCTACATCGGTCTCGTAAAGGGCTTCAGTCCAAGCCAACATCGCATGGGAGGCCCAAGGTATCTCATTCCGCGCGAGCGCATCACGGATGCAGTTCCGGAGATATTTCTTCGCCTTTTCCCCAGCGCCGAGGCCGGCCCAAGGACTTTCAATTACAGTCAGCATACGAGTTTCTTTCCAATGAAGTCTTCCAAATTACGCCTAAAAGACTGCGACGTTTCAAGTCCATAGCTATTCCTCTCGCTTATGTTCGTTGGTGTCTCCGCCACGAACGCGCCAGCGTTTCCATGCCCGTTCGTTAGCGTATATGCTGCCTAGGAAGTCCAGGCCCTTAGGCATAGCTGGGTATAAGGAATGGCTCTGGATCATCGTGTCTTCAGTAAAGTTTGTGACTTTGACGTTGTATTTGGAGAGGTAAGATACGTCGTAGAGTCCGTTTTGTGCGATCTTCACGCTGCGTGAGGCGCAGATGCTCCGCATAGCTTTGTAAGCGAGGACTTCATCTTCTTCGCGCCCCCAATAATTACCGGTCTTCACGTCCCAGAAAGGGATGACGAAGCACTCCTTCAGGTTTGGAGCGAAGCCTATGCAGGTGATCTGCTTCGCGGAAGTCTCGATATCGAAGGAGATAAAGTCTTCGTTGCAGAGACGCTCAGTCCAATCTTCTAAATCTCGGATGGTGGGTTCGATGTAGATCAGCCGGTTGATAAGGCGGGCTTCGGGATAGGCGCTTTCAATCTTCGCTTTGATGAGGTCAGCTACAACCTGTGGCCGCCACTCATACTGCCGAAGAACCGCAGCAGGCGAATAAGTCGGGATGACCTTCCTCTGCCCGTGGAAGTGTAACGCGCCACGGAGCTTTGTAATGCCGGAGACCCCGCATAAAGCAGCCACGACCGAATTGCCGCAGGTGACGATGACGTTGGGGTTGACTTGAGCGATTTCTTCGAAAAGTCGGGCCAAAGCAGGCTGGGTTCGGGCTGGGTCAACAACTCCCTTTTTGCAAGGGATTCCTGCCCAAGGGAGCGATAGATCGAGACTAAGCTTCGTCCGTGGAACTGCCCAGGCATTGATGTCTCCTCCCGGAGGGCGCTCTTTGAAAAGATAGGTAAGCGCGACATTGGCGCGGGAAAGTTCCGCGTCTGCAAGCATCGTGTCCAGCTCCCGTCCCGCGTGGCCGGTAAAAGGAGCCCCAACGCGAAGATCCTCCTCGGTCGGAATCTCACCGATGAGAAGGATCTTAGCGCCGGCTGGAGCGAGTAGTTTCACTTCTTGAGAAGCAGGCTCGCCCGTGAAGTCCGGACGATTTTAGGGGTAGGGACGCGGGCAAGCTGCCGTGCGCGACGTTCAGCCATTTCTTTCTTGTGCTGCTGCTTCAAGTAATAAATCGCAGGAACAAGGACAACTTTGTCCGCGTATTGCCCTGCGCGAAGGATCGCTTGCTTCAGAGTGCCCATTGGTCTGCCTCATAAGCAATGGCGAGATAAGCTGCTGCGTCGGTGTAGTTATCGCGGTGGCCTCTTACTCCAACCGCGATTCTAGCGATTTTGGCAAGCACCATAGCCATCGCGGCGTCATGTGCGGGAGACGTGGGTTGGCCTATGCGTTGCCCGGAAAATGAACGGTACAATTCGAGGAACGCGGCATAGCATTCCATGTTTACCGTTGGCAGGCCGTACGTCTTTGCTCTATCTTCTGAAGTAAGACGGGCCGCTTCTTCCAGCACTTCAATCCTGAGCACCTTATCCATTCCACGCTCCATTCATATAATTCACATGTTCAGGCAGCACGTCAAGGCCAAGTCCCCGCTTCGCTCCCAGGGACTTGGCCGCGCGAAGCGCCGTGCCAGAGCCTGCTGTTGGATCGAAGATTTCAGTAGTCCCGTCTACGAGCATTTCCATGAAGTGAGTTACGACAGGGATGGGTTTTTCGGAGAGGTGGTAGTCTTTGGTTGTGGGAGCAGCGATAGATGCAGCTTTAACTTTAAGAATTTTTCGATCGCCTCGTGAAGCAAAAATTGCAATTTCGAATGTTCGTCGAGGCCACCTGCGCACGTCAGGTGCAATTCCAGCGTTGTCTGATTTATGCCAGATAAGTGGCACGTCACAGACAGTCCAGCCGTAGTGGGTAAAGCGGCTTGCAATTCTGCCATAGTTTTTAGCAGCAAGCCAGAATACGCAGTGCGCGGTATCTGAGATAAAGTTATCTTGATTGTCGAAGAATGCTCGTGTAAGACGGTCGAAAAGCTCAGGGGAATCGTCGTATCGTCCATCGGTTACGTCCCAGCGGGCGGAGGAGTTTTGAAGGTTCGCGTTGTCCATATTCAGGCCGTAAGGGAAGTCGCAATGGATGAGGTTGAAACGGCGGCCGGAGTACTCTTTCGCCCATAAGGCGAAGTCGCCCTCTAAAGCTTGGAAGGCAGGTGCTTCTTTAGGCGGGGTGGGTGCGGGGTCAGCGTAGAGCTGGGAGGTCTTAATACTCGGCTGCGCAGGGGCGCCTTCAGGAAGGAAGACTTCTTTCGGCTCGACTTCTTCCGGCCCCGATACAATGTCCTCAAAGATGTCTTCGAGTGCTGCGTCGGTCAGCCGCTGAAGCTTAATCGTGACTTGTGAGTACGCAGAGGTCCAAGTCGGGCATTCCTTTAACTCTGGAAAGCGTTCAAGATTCTCCGCAAGGGTAATCATGTGGGAGAGCGTCTGCGCGCTCATAACGAGGGATTTTGCGGCCAGCGCCTGTGGCTCTTTGGAAAGCGTCACGAAGGTCTGGACGGCCTTGACTTCTTCCTGCCAAGTAAGCTGCTTCCGCCGAACATTTTCTTCCAGTTCGATAAGAACGCGCTCACGATCAGAGAGGTCATCGCGTGTGATAGCTTCAATCTCAGACCAGCCAAGCTTCTTAGCTGCGGTGAGGCGGCGTTCGCCGGCGATAAGACGGAAGGAGTCGCCATCGCGTTCCACAACGATCGGAGTAATCTGTCCGATGGCAGATAGGCTTTGTGCGAGGGGAGTGATGTCGCCAAGGTCTTTCCGCTGGCGATCGTCGTCGATCTTAATCGAAAGGACTGAAATGTTAAAGCTACTCATCGTCCGCGGCCTCGATCAGTTCTTCAACCGAACTCCGGATTTCAAATAGGTTATCCGGAAGGGTTCGCTGAAGATTTACCAGCACCTCCTTCGTCACGTCGAAGACGATCAGCTCGTCCACTTCCAAGGCTTCCGCAGCTTCTTCACAGGCGGCGGTGTATAGGTCAGCAAGTTTCATGGCTACCTCCGAGAGAAAAAGAGGGGGCCTAGGCCCCCTCTCTCTTGTGTCAGGCCGGGAAGGTTTCAGAGATATTCGCGTACATGGAGTTGTTGCCGGGCTGCGTGCTCGGCACATGCACGATAGTCCCCCGGAAGATGTTGCCCGGAGCCATGTCGATCATCTGTGACACGGCATGTTCTTCCTTCGGCAGCTTCAAATGGTCGCCCAAGAAGGCCACCAGCCGGTAAAGGGAGTTTTCCGTCACGACGAAGACAAGGCGCGATTTCGCCGGGAAGTTCACGCCTTCGAGGGACGACGGATCGACCTCAATCGGGGCTTCCGCCTGCACCATGAACTCAACTTTGGCGTTGCCGTTCTGAGTGGTGAGGGGGTTGCCCTGCTGATCCTTCGTGTTCACGGAAGTGACTCGGAACAGGTACTGCCCGACGGGCAGCTGCTTCGGCGGCTCAACGCCAGCGGCGGGACGGGAAAGGAGGTTTGTCATGTCAACCATTTTGTTTTGCCTTTTTTGAGATTAAGTTCTTCAGAGCCGAGCCTACGATGTAGGTCAAGCTAAGAAGGGAGGGAAAGAGGGCGAGAAGCGCATCGCGCATAAGGCCCTCTTAATTCTGACGAAGTAGCTTGAACAGCTCCCCGAGGTCAGCCGACATAACCGGCTTGATAAGCGACGGTTTTGACACTTTCAGGTCTGTGTCATGCGTCGCAGTAGTTTGAAGCTCAAACTTCACGTTGGCCCCCATACCTGACTTCTGAATCTGCACGACGTTATTGAAATAACGGGAGATCTTTGGGGGAAGCTTCCGGCCGATAGCGCTGGGGAACGCCTTGTTCACCCCGCCAGTCGCCTCGTCCCCCATGTAAGTCAGGTGGGCGGTAACGATGACGTTGCACTTGACAGCAGGATTGTAGAGTGTTTCGATAACAGCTTCTTGTGTGTCAACTGCGGCTCCATAGTCTTGTAGTTGGGGCTTTTGGCCTCCGCGGCCGCCCAAGGCAAGTACGTGATTCATGATAGCATTACCTAAAAAGGTGAGGCTGTCAACAACAAAAATGTCATTCTCTCCCCAGGTATAGATGCTACCTAGGCTCTTCCCGTCCTCCTTCCAATCAGACATGGCGTTGATGAAGTTGGTGTAGCCTTTGGCCTCCGGCCGCATCTGTCCGTTGAGGAGGAGGTTTTTGTCGTAGAAGGTTTGGTAGTGGATTTTGCTGCGGAGAGCGGGGTCGAGGACTTTTGGATCGAGAAGTATGTCCAGGCCGGAGTCGAAGTCTGCGAGGAAGATGCGGTAGCCGGCCTTGGCGAGGGTACCAAGGTGGCCGGTCTTCCCCGCACCGGACCTGCCAAGGAGAAGCATCTTCACGATGGTCGCGGAGGTGTGGGTTTCCAGGGTCATAGGACTTCCGATACTTGTGCTTCGAGGGCGATTGCAAGCTTCCGGATTGTCTCAAGAGACTCGCGGGAAGATGTAACGACGAGGAGGGCGTAGTATTGAAAAGCCTGCTCCTTTAAAAGGGCTTTGCAGGCAAGTGCGGCGACGGCAGGCATTTCTTCATTTTTTTTTTTCCAAAGAAGATAAGCATTGCGGCCGTAGCCAAGGGCTTCGCAAAGCTCGCCAGGATTTTTGTCCAGCTTTTTAAGCGTTTCTTCGAAGAAGGAGTAGGGGACCCGGTTATACTGTTTCATTTCTAAGCCTCATCTTTTTGCACGGTTTTAAGAAAATCAAACATTGCAATCTCTCGGGAAAGTTCCCCGAACTTGAAGATTGCGGCAAGACCCGCAGCAGTCCCGGCTTCTTTAGAGATTACCAGGGCCGCCTGAAGAAGGAGATAAGCAGCTTCTTCCATTAAGGGCTGGACTTGGGTTTGCAGCTCTTTAGTTCTATCGGACATTTCTTTCTCTCTTTTCGAGGTATGCACGGATGAAGTCAGCGCGAATCTTCTCATACGTCGCCGCGGGTAACCAGGGGATTCCAACGGTTTTGGACAAAATCCGTCTCCAGCATTAGCGGCCGCAATTCCCGGTTCTTCGAGCATACATTCCGGAATTGACAGCCGTTATATTTCGAACAAGACTCCGTGTTGGCAGGCCAATAGTCCTCCTTATGACAGGCTTCAACCCAACGTATCCACTGATGCAGGTCGCCCATCCATTCTTCCAGCAGATCATTGATGCGGTGAACGACCAGCCGGCCGAAGCGAGTGAAGTTCACTCCGACTTGTGTGGCCTCAATGATAGCACCTGATACCGGGGTGTCGAAGATGACTTTTCCTGCGTAGACGTAACCGCCGATCTGCGCGGAGTGGGTGTAGCGGGCGAAGAACTGTTCGGAAAGAGCGACGGTTGTGGACTTACGCTCGACAGCGTATAGGCTGTCGGAGTAAAGGGCGAGTTTGTCGATGTGGCCGGAGTAGTAGTAAGGGGTTGTGGAGCCGGCAGGGGAGAAGGGAAGGGGGAAGGAGAAGGACATTTCCAGCCCGACACGGCCGTTTGGGAAGCGGTAGGTCTGAAGGACATCGGAAGCGTATTGCTCTGAGTACCAGACTATGCTGCGGAGGAGGGTAAGGAGGGTCCGCCGGTTGTCATCTCCAAAGCCGGCTGCGGCAAGTTCGAAGGCCCGGCGAATGGAAAGGCATAGAGCTGCTTCGGTAGAGGCGCCTTCGATCTTTGCCTTGTCGTAGACTTCGTAGCAGTCGTGCATAGCGCCGCCCCATGCGAGGGGAGGGGAGATACCGCGAGCGCGCCAGCCTTGGACCGAGTTTAGGAAATATTTCCTAGGACAGTCCTTAAACACCGCAATCGACGTGTTATCCCAAGCTTGTTGTAGACGACTATTCTCGAAAAACATTAGACATGCCTCCATGAGCGTCTGTTGACTATAGCGTGTATGTTAGGTGCTCCTACCCGGTATTCTAAAGCTAGAGCAGTAAGTGAACCATGTTTCGCATATTTAGCACGTATCTCTTTTACTTCTTCAACAGTTAATTTTCGACAATAATCGTTACGAGGTGAGCGCTGCGACACATCAATCATATTTTGGCTTTGAGTTCCATCATATAAATGATCAGGGTTTACACAGCGATAATTGTCACAAGTATGGCAGGCATACTGATTTATGAAGCCTTGTTTAAGGCGTAAAGCCTGCCGGTGTATATAACCATGCCAGTGCCCGGCTACTGGGCGCCCATTATGTAAAACTCCGTTCCAAAGCCAACAACCGGTTTCGGCATTGACTGTTGATTGTGCCTCGATCCACTCAAGCGTTAATTCAGTGGGGTACTTAGGTGGACGGCCTGTGCGAGCCATATAGAACTCCTGGGTTTATAACGTGGAAAGAATATTCAATATTGAATATTTATTCAACGAAACTCACGATGGAGTAATTATGGAAGTTTGTATTTACTCTAAATGCTGTGCAGCAGCACCAGCAGCCTTGCGGTCAACCACAGCACTCCAATCCCGACGAAGATCGTGATGATCTCCGCAATCGCCTGAATATACTTCATAGGCCGAGGTCCTCAAAAGTAAGCTTACTAGCTGCTGCCTTGTCCACTGCCGCTTTCGTGGCGGACTTAGGCTTTGCTTTGTTCGCAACCTCAGCCGCAAGCATGATCGCGCGTTCGTTACGGAGGGTTTTGACGAGGATAAGGATTTCATCGTCAGTGAGTTCGGTAGCGGACTTGGCAAGCACGTCAGATAGAAGGTTGGGATCGAGATCATCCATCGAGCAACTCCTTGGTTTCTTTGGTAGCGCGTTTCACTGCATTTTTGATCGCGTTCCGTACGACTGTAGTGATGGCTCCGTGAGAAGGGAAACAAGCGTGGAACTCTTCCAGAAGGGAAGTGTCCACCCAGCAGGTAACTCGGGTTTGATCGGCTTTCATGGGGGACTCTGGAAATAGTTAACATTTCAAGGCGAAGAAAAAGGAGGACTTTCGCCCTCCCCCTTCAGTCTTACAGATCGAGGTCGAGATCGTCCATATCGACCTTGACGCTGCGCGCATGAACAATCGCCTGCGCTTGCTTGTGGTAACGACCTTCGCTGACGGCGCGGTTGACGTAAGTTTCGAAGGTCTCGGCCGGCACGTCTTTCACCTTCAGACCCTTGGCCTTGATGGCTTCGCGGATCGCGGCCTCGGCAAGCTTCCGCTCTTCAGTCGCAACCGGATCGCGCACTACGCGGGCAGAAGTGGAGACACGGGCGCCGAAGGAGTAAGCCTCCGCGTAGGTGTCGAAGTCTTCTTGCGTGAGCTGGGTGCCGTCTTCAGCAGCGCGCTTCATGCGGGCGGCGAAGTTGTTGCGGAGGTTCTCGGCCAGGGTCTGGTTCAGCGCTTCCGCTTCCGGGCCGGTCAGGACGTGGCCGGCGGCATACGGCGCGGGCGCAACAAACGTGGTCTTCTGGATGACGATATCCTGGGTGTGCATTTTGGTGGCTCCATGTGTGATCCGGCGTTAGGCCGGTAGAAAGACTATATGCCGAAGCGGCGTATGGTGCAAGAGTTTATTCCGCCGTTTCGGCGGAATCCTCAACTTTTTCTTCAACCGGCGCGGTCAAAAGCGCCAGCTTGTTGTTCGTGGTCGATTCGTGATGTCGAACGGCCTCATCAATCAAGACTTCCAGCACTTCACCCTCGGAAGTGGTGGTGCTGCCCCAGGTCTTTCCGACGGTGACAGACCAATAGCTGCGCTCGCTGCTGCCGTGGAATTTGATGGAGTTTGAAGAAGTGTAACCGTCAGTGACGGTCTCCAGCCGGCGCATGGCATTGCGGATTTGAGCGCGGAGGGTGTATTCAAAGGTGAGGTTCATTTTAGAAGTCTTTCCAGTATGAGGTTATCGCCGCCGGCGTTTGAGTTTGAAGTTTAAGTTGTGCAGGAGTGTGGATGATTTCCGTCCGGGTCAGCCCGGAGGTGTAGTAGAGTATG